AAGTCAGAAGATTATTGGAAAAATACACATAAAGCCCTAACTAAAATTTCAGAAAGATTAGTCAAAATGGCAAACAAAATAGGAAATTTAAAATGAAACAAGTTATAGTAGATTATATACCATTTAGTATAACACCGACTCAAATAAATGAGGCGATGAAAGAAAACAACGGAAAGTTAGTTGTTAAAGGTGTATTACAAAGAGCAGAAGCAAAAAACCAAAACGGAAGAGTATATCCGAGAAATATATTAGTTCGTGAATCTAAAAAGTATGATGAGAATTTTGTCAAACAAAATAGAGCATTAGGTGAATTAGACCACCCAGATAGTTCAGTTGTTAATTTACAAAATGTTTCTCACAATGTCAAGGAAATACATTTTGAAGGCGACAATTTAGTCGGCACGGTAGAAATTTTAACGACACCAAGTGGTAATATATTGAAAGAATTATTTAAGAATGGAATTAAATTAGGAATTAGTTCACGAGGATTAGGTAGTGTTGAAATGGTTCAAGAAGCCAATGGAGACCCAGTATCAAAAGTAGGTGATGACTTTGAGTTAATCGCATTTGACTTTGTATCAAATCCATCAACACACGGAGCATTTTTATATCCGATGAACGAATCAGTAGACAATACTCAAACAGGTAGAACTTGTGGTCAGTATTGTAAAGCAGAAGATATAATCAACCATATTATAAGGGGTGAATAATGATTAAGTTAAAAGAAGTAATGAATCCTATAAAAGAAGCAGTTGATGAGGGAGATTTCGTAAGTGCTATGCAAGAAATAAGAGCAGGATTAGACGAAGCCGAGTATGGAATCAATAGTTTAGATAGATTGGGTTTCAAAGGAAAAGACAAGTCAACAGCAAAAAAACTTGAAAATGAGTTTAAAAAGTTTTATAAATTAGTTGATAAATTTGAACGTGACGCCAAAGTAGAATAATTTAATGCCAGCACTTAGTAAAAAGCAACAAAAATTTATGGGGATTGTTAGGTCAATCCAAAAAGGTGAACAACCGGCTTCTAAGTTCGATAAAGACGCAAGAGATGCGGCAAAAGATATGAAGAAGTCAAGTGTGAAGAAATTCGCATCAACCAAACACAAAGGACTACCAATGAAGAAAGAGGTTCTCGGTAAACTCAAAGAGTTAATCAAACAAGAATTATCTGAATACACTTATGGTGTAGGTGATGTCGTCAAAGATGATAATCCTACTTGTCCACATTATGGCGCTCAAGGTAAAGTCAAATCAGTAAATCCTAAAAGTGTTGTGTTTGTCGTAACGAACAAAGGTGACAACTTTGAACCAGGCCAAGAATTAGAAAAATCACACGACCAAATGAAAAAAATTGGTGAATCAATAAACGAAATGTCAGCAAAATCTAAAAAGATTATCAACAAATTAGGTAAGAAAGAAAAAGAAATGTTTTCAACTATGGTTGATATGTTGGGGTTTGACCAAGTAATGTCAGACTACAAAAGAGATAAGAAAGCATTTAAACAAGCATTAAAAGATATGAGTGAAAGTG